ATTAGCAGATTGAGCCAATCCAACCATACCTTTAGAAAGGATCCCTTTCATTAACACTGAAAGGCCTACTCCATTGTCTTTAGGAATTACATACTGTTCATTTTCAACTAAGTAGCTTCCAATGAAGTTTCTTCATTGGTCGTAACTTAATTGATCATACGCAATATGTAATATGGTTACAAACGCTCTAACTTTCCGACGAAGAAAACGAGGAGTTAAATAATACTTCACAAGTTTAAACTTTCGTTTAGACTTAGAAGTGTCTTTAACTAACCTTGTTAACTTCATCTTGAAGTAGAGGTTAATAATCAAATCACATAGCGAACCTTTATATAGTCATAAATTGTTACGACGAATACAATAATCGTAAAGAGTATTAATTACTACTTTATAATTATTGATATTGTCTAACAGACCATTTAAAGGTAGACCAGTTAGTTCATCCTTACCACGTATTCATCTCTTAGCAAATTCATATGTATCTTTTGATATATGTGTCTTTGATTCAGAGATAGATACCCCTAGTTTATGCATGATAGAAATATATTTTCTTGCGATTTTATCGTGTTTTATAACGATATCATCACCAAGAAGGATATAATTTCTAAAGTTACTCACCCCACAAAGGTGAGCAGCTCATGCAACAACAAGGTGGTGTGACAATGTGAAAGCTCCTCAAGAAGAGTATGCACCCATAGGTTGTCCGACAGAGTATCTGATACTCTGCGTAAAATCATGGGGTAACGCATAATCTCGTTCTATAAGGAGATAGAGCCAGTTACGCGAAAGGTCTTCGTTCCGAAATAAATATTTCAGAACTTTAGCCTCAAGTTTCACCGGGAATCTATCCGTCGCAGCTGTCAAGTCCAGAGATCAAAATGAAGAATCATTCTCCTCTCAATTATTCCAAGGATCCTGAGTAAAAGTCCGATCCTGTGAAAACTTTCGTAAATTACGAAAGATCTCATCATGGATGGGCTTTAGTAAAACTTGAGAGAAATAGTCTAAAGTAGCTATAACTCTCATTTTACCTTCAGGAGCCTCAATTACAGCCAATCTACCGATATGGTAACATGGATCTTTATCCTTGTATACCTTTTTCGGAAGATTGTCGTAATTGTTGAATGCGAATGTGTAAAACTTATTAAAGAAATCGTCTAATAAGACATTTCGATAAATAGTTTTTACATAAAAACGCCACTTCATATGGAAGAAATTAAGAAAAGTCTGAAGCATGTAATAATTAGTGTGAACAATACTTGTTCAACAACTAAGTAGTGCAGGTCCAGACGGAGAACTTTTCATACTTAAATAAAAGTCTTTTAGACTATATTTAGGTACCTCTGCGTACAAGTTATTATCGATAATAAATCTTTTAATGAACCAAACAGGAATAGTATATTCCTTAGTTCTATTAAAAGGATCTGTTATCGAATCATAACTTATTGGCAGTTGTTCATCTTTCTTAGGTTTAATACATTTAGGAATGTTTAAAAGAGTCAAAACAAATTTGACCTCAGATAAACGACCAGAATCTATTAAACGTTTAAGGAAGGCAAGACGAGTAGGAAAACCGGCAGTTAATGAAACTCTCGCATCATTATGATATAATGGTTTACCAACCATATATCTAGTGATGTGTAACCTTGCTTGTTTTAAATAACGAATAGTATATAATGTACCATTCGCCTTTAATAAAGCAAAGGTTAGTTTCAAAAACTGTTTAAGCGGGCCATGATCATTAATGTTGAATAGATGCTTAGTTAATCTTTTAACTAATGTAAATATTTGCATTTTTATCATGGGTTATATTAAATGGGTAATTCTTTTGGATAACCCAGAGTTATATAACTTCCTAATGCTTAACAATCAAAACTGAAGGCAGGACCCTACACCTCCATGATCTGATGGACATCGATTAAGATGGCATTAGATTACAACAATGGGATTGCTTACTCTGTACTAATTGTAGTTTTACTATAGTTAGTGAAGAGCAAACACATTCGTTTATGTTTTAAGAGTATCTGTTAAAACAGACCTCCAAGACTGAATGAAAGTCGCACACCTAATTAGGTCAGTATCAAGAATACTGGTCAGGTATGTCTAAACGGTCGCCCGCTTAGATTTGAGGGGCTGATAATTTATTATCAGTAATACACCTAACTAAGGTGTATAGAAGACCAAA